GTCCACGCGTAAAGCATTCGTTATACTGGCTGCTAGCAGGCAAGCGGCCCACCCCCCCAGGGGTGGGCCCGCTAGCCCTAGCCTAGGGAGAGCGGGGAGTAATGAACAGGGAACACTACTTTGAGGACGGTCGCTGGCATCACACCTGGCACCAGTCTGATCTGAAGGCGTTGGCTATGTGCCCTGAGCGGGCACGTCTTGTGTGGACTGGCGCCGTTGAAGACTTTGAGGGTGACGCCGCCGTACTGGGTACGGCGTGTCACAACGCCGTCGAGTACCTAATCACCATCCCTGAGGGGATGGGTGCTGCCCCCGTGCACCTCAACGATGAGACGTACACTGTCCTGCATGAGCGGTTCGGCCACGAGTTGGATGAACTCGTTCCGACTATCACCAGGTGGAACAGTTACAAGTCTCGTACCGAACTCGAGAAGGTCGGTGCCGCCAGGTTGAACTCGTGGTATGAACAGGTGTACCCGAGTTTGACCCCCATCGGGGTGGAGGTGGAGTTCAACCACGTGCTGTTCGAGGACGATGAGCGTGTCGTTCGGATGACGGGACGCATCGACCTAATAGATAGCAACATGGGTTTGGTTGATTGGAAGTTCCCGAAGCGCGACTACGCGGGGACGGATCGCAACGGGGTGCAGAGGGACAAGTGGCAGTATGACAGGTGGGACATCCAGTCCACTACGTACTGTTGGGCGATGGGTCGTAAGACGATGACGTTCTATTGCATGTACGGCAGCAAGGGTGAAGTGTCGTCGATGACGATTGAACGAGGCGAGCAGGACTTTCAGTTCCTGCGTCGCAAGGTCGAGGCGGCAAGCCGCCTCGTAGAACAGCCAGCCTTGAAGGTTTGGCCGTTGAATGATGCAGGCTGGTGGTGCTCCGAGAAGTGGGCGCCGTGCTGGTCTGTTTGCAAAGGGAAGACAACAGCATTGGAGAATGCGAATGGATAAGGACAAGTTGATAGTCGCGCAGAACTGTAACTCTGCGACGGCGCAGGTGATGGCTGCCCTGGTGAGGGCGGGTTCGTTCTCGTATGAGGATGTGCGCGCCAACTGGGCTGATCTGCATGGCATTGTGAACGCGAACACGTTTACCGCAGCAGCCGTACAGGTGGTCGCTGAGGCGATCCCAGGCACCCAAGGGGTGGCACTACCACCCCCACCCCCAGCAGCCCCTCAGACGGCTCCTATGCCGCCCTCAGCGCCTGCTGCGACAGCACCCCGAGCCAAGGCTCCCTGGATCAGGGAGGAAGCCTTTGAAATAATCGTCAACGCGATTGAGTACGAGAGGCTCAGCGGCATCACGTTCGGTTCCACGGAATCGAACTTCTACTGCAACCAGAGCGTGAAGGCTGCTGGCGAGTTGCCGAACGGTTCCAAGATCAGGAACGTGTCCACCTACCCTGATGCCAAGGTGAAGCCCACCGATCGCCTCGAAGGCGATTGGGGCCCGACCCTGACCGAGTACGCCGACCACGCCATCGACTTTGCCAAGATGCCGTCGACGTTTACCCGCCCCACCGCATACGTGCGGTGACATGGCTACGCGGCTGACCCTCAACGAGGCTCAGGCGCGGGTGCAACAGGCGCGGGCTGGCGAATCGACTCTCTCCCCCGACGAACCAGCCCGCCCTGTTGCCGTCCCTGCTCTGCCTACCTGTTTGGACATCGTTGAACGCCTCATCGAAGATGCGGCGGACACGTCCAACAGGTGGGCGCTCGGCGTGCATGACATAGACGACGCGTTGGCTGGCGGGTTGAAGAAGCGGGAAGTCATGGTGGTCGCTGGTAAGGCGCACACTGGTAAGACTCTGCTACTCACCAACGCTGTGGCCCGCAACCCGAACAACATTGTCATGTGGATGACGCCTGACGAACCAGACCTGATGGTCCTGTCCCGCATCCTGAGCATCAGGTTGAATAAGAACCCCCGCGAGGTGCACGACCTGGCCAGCAGAGGTGACGAACGAATCTTGACGGCGTTACGCCACCAATCCGACACCGATTTGAAGAACCTGCGGATCATTGACCGTTCAGCGTTCTCACGGTACGGGGCGGAGTTGCGACGCATGGGCCACAACGTGTGCGGCCCCATTGACGTCGCCGACCACATGTTGGGTACGTGGGCGGAGGTGCAGTATGGGCGCAAGGCCGACGTGTTCATCTGGGACTTCGCATCACAGCTCGACGATGGGGAACTAGGCGACGACCCGTCACGTATCTCAGCGTTGAAGTCGTTGGGTATGCGCCACGATGCGGTGACAATCATCGTGCATCAGGCGTCACGCGGTTCGGCGAACCGTGGCACAGCGTTGGGTATCGAGTCAGGCAGGTACGGGGGGGAAGACATGGCACATTTCATGTTGACGGTGTGGCGCCCCCACGAGGATCCCCGCCTCGGCGGCGCGGAGCGTGCACGTTTGCAGAACGTCCTTGGCGTAGCCTTGGTGAAGAACAAGAGATTCGATGGGAGAAAGGTCACCCTCAACATGGAGATAACCGAGTCGGGCAAACTGTTGGACCCGTGGGAGGAGACGGTTATCCAGTACCGCCTCGACCACGACGAGTACTGATGATCCCGTACCGCACAACCCTGGACGACTGGACGGTGAGCATGTGGCCGTCGGACAGTGGAACCCTGCTGTTGAAGATAGAGCACGCCGACGGCGGCGACTATTTGACCCGCATCACAGGCGAGGTTCGTTTGCGTCGCTGGTTTATCGGCGAACAGTGTGCTGGGGCCTTGCACCCCACACCGTTCACTGTGTCACAACCGTTTCCTCAGAAGGCGATCACGAAAGAGGCGTTGCTTGCCGCACAGGGGGCGGGATGACGGTCACCGTGGAGAGGCAGGTCGTTTACCTCGGCGCGGGCCTGACGCAGACGGCTTGGATTGTCTGGGACGGTGACACACAGGTCGGATGGGACACCGACCAGGCTGCCGCCCACCAGCGGGCACACGATGTGAAAGAACAGAAGGAACATCGGGATGGGGAATGACCTGACCCCTTGGTTCCACATGACGTTCCACGGTTTCATCCACGCGTGGGGCGAATCAGGCGACCATCCCCGAACCATTTGGGAAGATTTGACAGTCGCCCACTTTCGACGGCACCTCGACGGGGAGATCCCGTTGGGGATCTACCCGATGGTGTACGACCCGACCGTTGAACATGTCGGCCAACGCGGCTGGCAGGAAGCAGACGGGTTGCGTTTCTACCCCGACATGCGCCCCGAACTGTGGATGTGTGCGTGGGGGTGCATCGACATCGACGCGAGCAGCGACACCCACAAGGGGCAAGGCACCGAAGACGAGGTCGCCGACTATGCGTTCAGCCTCAGCAACGTGTTGGCTGCACAGAACATTCCCGCATGGGTGGAACGTACCCGCTCGGGGGGCGCCCACGTCTGGGTGTTCGCCGACACATGGTGCTCCACCTCCGACATGCGCCGCTGCTTACAAGCAGCGGAACGGATCGCATCGGTCCCAACCGATTCGCCGTTCCCCAAGAGTGAAGCGTTGAAGGGTCCACCAGGAAACTTTGTACGTCTCCCCTATTGCGGGAACCGTGTCCGCCCAGACAGGCAGGTCATCATCGACGAAGACGGTCGACCATTCGACCTCGAAGACTTCTTGCATGATGCCAACGCTAACCGTGCCAAAGTCGCCGACATCAAGGGGGCAGCCTTGTTGAAGGCACCACCGCCGCCCGTGGAACGGTCGACGCTTTCACGTGAAAGCGATCCACAGTATCTGAGAGGCGACCTGAAGCAAATGTTTGAACACGGGCCGCCGTCTTCGACGTTCGTGGAGAACCAGGGCGCGGGGATGGGTAGACACGGATGGTTGTACAAGTTTGCTGCGTTCGCGACCCGCGACGGCCACCACGTCGGGCAGATAGTGTCATGGCTGGTGGACTTGGACAACAGGTACACCCGCAAGTTCTACATCAACGGGCAGCCACGCGCCGACCAGAGGCAACAGCTCGAAATGTTGGCGCAGAAAGCCTTCCAAGATGCCAAAACAGAATCTAGAACACGCCTTTATCGTTGAGGGGCGCCCCAAACCGAAGGGCCGACCCCGCATGACCCGCAAGGGCCGCGTGTACACCCCGCAGGACACGTTGGAGTATGAGGCGAAGATCGCTGAAGCGTACGACCAGAGCAACGGTCCCTGGTTTGAGGGGCCGATCCTTATGCGGATCGCATACACCCCCGAGTATCAGACCATTGAAATCGAGGAGATGCCTGACGCCACATCGAAACTACGTTTCGACTTGGACAATGCGATCAAGGCGACCTTGGACGGGTTGAACGGCATGGCCTACCCTGACGACAAACTCGTGTACCACATCGAGGCGACGAAGTTGTGACCAACCCGTCCCAGTTCGCTGACCAGTCGTTCAACAAACGGCTCAACAGCATGGGCGACCTGGCCGAAGGAGTGTTCGAGGAATGGTGCGGCCCCAGTTTCGCACGGTACGGGTTGAACCGTCCCCCCATCGCCATGTGGAAACTACCGTTACGTATCCGACACACCCCCGACTACATCACCTCCGACTACTTGGTTGAAGTCCAAGGCTTCGGACGCAAACAGGTCGTCCACATGAAACTCGACAAGTGGGATGCGTTGCTGTGGTGGGATCGCAACGTCATGCCCGTACGCCTGTTCCTTCACGACTCGCACCATGATCGGCAACTCATGTTCCCGATCAAGAAGCTGCGCCCCCTAGTGGACGCAGCCGATGTCCGCAAGTTTCCCGAAGGCAACGAGTACTATGCAATCGACGCAGGGGAGGTCTGGTCGCTTTTGGGATAGTGGATGTCGAAGCCGAAGATTTTCAGTGTAGACCCGACAAGTTGGATCCTCGACAGCGCCCTACAGGACTACTATCGGGCTGTGCTTCCCCTTGGGGATTCGACAAGGCCGCTCACTGAACTCCAAGCGTTGATGGAGGCGCCCCCAGGAGGGGAACCAAGACCAACAACGACCCTGTATTACACGAACCGTTCAGCGGCGCGCCTTGGCAAAAAAGTCATACCCAACGAGGAGCTAAGGCAGGTAGTGGAGCAGGCACTACAAGAACTTCCCGAAACGCACCGTCTCGTGATCGAATGCCTGTGGGGTGGAGGGTTGTCGCTTCGTGAAGTGGAACGGTACACGGGCGTACCGAAAACTTCGGTGGCCCGCAAACGGGACGAAGTACCGAAACTCCTTGGGGCAATCCTGAAACGTCTGATGCCCTCTCTGGCAGACAAATACTACTTGGACTTCGACTAGGCGTCGGGGTCGGGGTCGGTGCGGGCGTCCAACGCCCGCAACGTCATGTCCTGGATTAGACGCCCGAAGAACTCTTTGAACACGGGATGCACGATGAACCCGTGTTGGGCGCGCCAATCCTCCGACACCAACCCTTCGGCTTCGTCGGCGGTTAGCACAACCAAAATGCCGAGCCTGTCATCACACCAGCCCGCATGGGTGCCGTCCTCAATGTCGAACATGTTCGCCTCACGGCGCATGTTCGCATGCACCGTCGAAGCAATGTCGTCACCGTGCTCGGCGAGGAACGTCTCCCATTCGTCGGACATCAGTTGGCGCGCTTGTCAAGAACTTCCTTCGCCCAAGCCTTCACCAAGGCAAGAAGTGCCGCACCAGCGGCGACCATAGCAGTCTTGGCTGTTGACAGGTCGGAGATGACGAACACGCTCAGGAAAGCCTGCGCGAACGTCGCAACAGCGCGTTCAGCCTTGTCAGCCCAGTCGTTTGAACTCGTCGTAGTCATTTCTTGCCCTTCTTGGATGGTTTGGCGTGCTCGTGGGCGATGGCGACCGCCTGGTCACGCGGATACCCCTCGTTGATGAGGCGTCCAATGTTTGTGTTGATGGCGTTCTGGGAGGCGCCGCGCATCAGAGGCATGTCAGTACTTGGGGCGTCGAGGCTTCTTCTTCCCTGGCATCAGTTGAACAGGGCTTTGCGCGCCCCCGACTTCGACTGGCCGGCGGGAGGTCGAAAGATCGTCCCCGACTTGGCTGTGGTGACCAACACCTTCGCGGCCTTCACCAACCTGGGGGTTGAACCATCTCTCATAGTGTCCTACTTCCCGAAGGGGCGTCCGCCGCTGTTGGCGTTCCCCAGTTTCGTCTTGCGAAGATATGCGGCAGCCTTCTTAGCCTTCTGCGACATGTCCCACATGTTGAACGACGACGACGAGTCGTACGGCTGGTCGTCTTGACTGCCGAACGTGTCCTCGAACGTCCCGTATCCCTTATCTTTCGGCATCGAAATGCACCTCCTACCTATAGAACAGAGCGTCCCAAGTGGTCTTGCCGACAACCCCGTCGACCTTCAGGAACCACAGGCTTCGCTGGAACCGTTTCACCGCACCCTTCGTACGCCACCCGAAGATCCCATCGGCGGCACCAGGGTCACATCCCCACCGTGGCAGCGTCGCCTGCACCAACCGAACCTTCTCGCCACGCATCTTGCGCTTCAACGGACGGGCCTCCACTTCGGCGCCCAACGCCCGCATGTATGCGACCAAGGCGTCCCAATCCACCGACGGCACATGGGCGCCTGGCGGCGCAACTAGGAGAGCCCCATCCCCCACCCAGTCGTACAACCAATTCCCAGGGCAACTCGTAGAAGCCAAATCTTGATGGCCTTTGATCCACAACCCCCCACCGTACTTATGTTGCAACTCGTCGATGACCAGGCGGAAACCTTGTTGGGCTTCCAAACTCAACGCCTGATGGCCGTCTCCGATGTATGAGACGGCTTCTGTTCTAAAGTTCCAGTTCCTTGTCGCCCCACCCACGGCACCGTCACGGCGCCCCTCGTAGACGGTGCCGTCCACGTCCACCAACCAGTTGTACGCAATAGACGACCACCCCCTGGTCGTCATGTGGTACGTCTCAAAGGCTCGTACGGCGTTGGCGCCTGTGGGGCCGCCTGTTACACCGCTGTGGTGTACGACGATGCCTTCGACCCGTTTCTGGTTGAGCCACGTCCACTTCTTGGTGGGTGCGGTGGCACCCCACGCTTCACGGGAAACGTACACGGCCCTCACAGGTTCTCCAATGAAATCATGCGACGCCTGTCTTCCGACCTGTCCCGCTGCCGCGCATACGCGACGCCCCGACCAGCACGCCAATCACGTTCCCGCAACCCAATGGGCGAAATCCAGTTCAACCAGTTCAACAACAGGTCTTCCTTGAAGCGTTCCTCCTTCGGAGCGAGGCGTCGCATCTGCGTGATATAGGGCACGAAGTTGCCGAGGTGGTATGCGAAGTCTTCTCGCATACCCCACTGGCCCTTGTGGTTCTTCTTCACCATCCCCAGCGGCAACGCCTTCGACAGGAACGGCAACAACCCAGGGATGTCAAACATGCGTGGAGGTGGAATGAAATCTGTTCCGATCTCAGCCTGCGTAAAGATGTTGGTCCCCGTCAGGTACTCGATGGGGAACTTGATCTGAGGGGCCAACCCTTCGGCTATGTGCTGGGCGGGACCAAACGGCGTCTCCCTGGAGGGCATCTTCGCCACGTTGATGAGATCCATGAATGGCAGATCGGGGAACGCGAACGTTCGCTGCCCCTGATTAGGGTTGCCCAACAGGCCTGACAGGTCGATACCCCACCGTTCCCCGTACCAGTCGGGAACATTCCTGTCCTTCTCAACCCCGCTCTCAATGTTGTTCTTCAACTGGAGGTACCGAACGAAAGGCTTCGGGTTGCGGAACAGTTGGGTTGCCATCAACGGAATCGAGTTGCGTGTCCACGTATAGAACGGTATGGCACGGGCCGCGATCTGGCGTTCAAAGTCGGTTTGCGCTTCCTTCGAGTAGTTGAAGTGGAACTTGTTGACACGGGCGATTGCCTGCACATCAGACATGCCTGTCGTCACCGAATCGAAAGCCAACATTCCGCGCAGAAGTTCTTCCGCCTCAGAGTTGCCGTTACGGATCGCCGTGTTGAACACGTTGTCACGCCGCAGCATGTTCGCCCTGATGGGGCGACCGTAACGGTCAATGTGGGTGGCGCCGCCCAGTCGGAACGACTGTGCGACATCCATAGAAGCCTGGCCTGCGCCGACGGCACCCGACCTGTACACCCTGGCGAGGTCGCGCATCACCACGTCCTTCGGGTTCTTCGCCAGCTCCTCAGCCCCCAACCGTACAGCGCGCCGCTTCAACTCGGCGGGGCGTTTCCCTAGGAAATCTTGGAAGTCAACCCACTCCCTAGGCTCTACCCCAGCCTCAGCCAGCGCAGCCTCCCAACCTTTCTTCATGGCCCGATGGCGCGCCTTCATGTAGATGAACATGTTGTCGAACTGCATCCCAGCCAGGACATTGTTGAACACGCCGCCCAGCAGGTTGCGTTGGATGAACGCGGGCCGCGCTATGGCCTGTGCTTTGAAATAGCCCGTCAACGAATCCCACGCCCTCCAAAACTCGTTGCCTGTTCCAGCCCCAGAGTTCAACGTGGACCGCATCATGTCCAAGAACCTTCGCGTAGCCCCCTCGGACCCCAACCACGCCATGTACATCTGTTCCCCGTTAGGGGTAGCAGGACCGAACGGCAACGCGCCGTCCCTGAACCCTGCACGCAACGCAGCGATGCTCGTATCAGGATCGACACCGTACCTGCCGTCGATCATGTGCCTGAACATGTTGTCAGCCTGCTGAAACTTCGTCATGTCCGTTTCGAGAACCTGACCGATCTCAGTGTCAAGCAGCTTGGCTTCCGCAGCGAGACGCTGCGACTCCAAATCCAAAGCCTCAGCAGCGTTCCTCTGATAGTTCGGGAACTTGGAAGTCGCCCCCTTGTACGGGCCACCCCCACCCACAGGGCCACCCATCGGGTCAAACCCAGCGAGTCGTGAACCCTCAATCCACGCCTCTTGGGCGCGCTTGTTCATGTTCACGACCTCCTGCAAGGCGTCACGTCGAGCAGCCTCGATGGTCAGCCGCTCTGCCTCAATGTCAAGCAGGGAACCCCTGGGGGTGGTGCCCACCAGGTCGGCATCAGCCCCCAGTTTCAGAGCCTCAGCCTGATCCGCCACCTCGGCAGTAAAATCTTGTTGCAACCTTCGGCGTGCCTGCTCCACCCAGTTGCGGTTCGTCAAATCGCTCAGATCCGTGGGGGCACGCCAACCAGCGTTGAACGTGATCTCCGCATCCAACTCGGCGCCCAGCCTGCGGATCTCATCCACCTGGTCCACATACTGTTGGATGCACTTCGGCCCAGCGTCCTTGCGGCCCAGCCCCCCACGAGACTTGCCCAACAGTCCGTCAACCAGGTCTTGGACATCTTGGACGGTGCGATCCAACGTACCCAGGTGCCCTGCCTTGCGTTGCGCTATGCCGATCAGGTCTTTCGCCAGTTCCAACTGGGCGAGAATCCTCGCATAGGCGGCTTTGCGGGTCATGTGGTGTTCAGCAGGCCCGCTTATATCACCCAAACCCTGCATCACGCCGCGCTCAGTAATCGAATCAGCCACAGTGTTCAACATGCGGGCCAGACGGGTCGTGGACTCCAACGCGATCGACATGTCGAACAGATCCCGTTGAGCATCCGCGACATCAGGAGCGGTGCGGAAACGCTTCGTTCCCGCATCCCGCAACTTGCCGTCAATCTCATCGGTCAGATTCATAATCGCCCGCTGAACCTGAGCGATCCTCGGATCCAACGCGTTCAAATCGGCCTCCGCCGTAGCGTTAGCCCGCGTCGCAGCATCATCCGCCTCACCGCGCAGACGCCGCGAATCATCCCACAACCCCTCAGCCCTGGCTGCCGCCTCCTGCGACTGCGCCCGCTTCACATCCGCCTTCGTACCCAGCTTCCCCGCCTGGGCGCGCATCCCCTTGGCGCCCTTCTCAATGTCGCTCAACACCCCCTTGTAGGCCCGCAAGGTGGCAGCCTCCACGAAGATGCCATGGCTGGCTAGTTCCTTCTCGATGGAAGCCCACAGGATTTCACGGCCCTGAGCGACCTTGTACGTGTCGATCAGTTTCGCCG